GACCCCGCACGCGGAGAGGGGGCGCCCCGAGGAATGGCCGCTAGTTGTTCACGCCTGCGTAGCGCGCGAGGCCAGGCCCGACTCCAGGACGACCGACGTGTACCACTTCACGCGATACCTGTTGGCGTCCTTCGTCTCGAGCTTGCCGATGTCTTCGACGACGACAGTCGGCTCCGTCTGCGACACGAGGCCGTGGAAGCCCTCCATCTCATCCATCGATGCGTACAGAATCGATGCATGAGCTGCGGAGCGCGTCGTCCACGTTGCCGTGTTGTCCACGGTCGTGTTGCCGGGAGTGGTGTCCCAGCTGGGCTCTGAACCACCGGAGGTTCCTGCCACGGTGCACTCGAACAGGAGCGTTGTGTTGCCCGTGGTCGAGATGACCTTGTCGCCCAGGACGTAGGCCGTGCTGGCCGCCCACGCCGACAACGTCGCCCGACTGGTGCCGGACGGATCTTCGTCGATCGGCACCCAGTCGTTCTTCAGGATCGGCCGTCCGCGATACGCTGCGAACACGACGCCACCGATGGAAATCGTCTCCGGGGTGGTGCCGCCGAGGGCACGCTGAAGAGCGATGTACGACCTGATGGTCCGTGAGTTCATCACGAACGCGCGATTGCCGCCGACCTTCACGGCATCGATCAGCCAGTCGAGTGCGTCGTAGCCGAGAGCACCGCCGGCAGCGCCGTTGGTGTTGTTCTGGCTTGCGGCGAGACCCGTTGCGATCTTGAGCATTCCGTCGAACTCATTCGGGTCCTGGTTGTTCGTGTCGGACGTCTGCCCCTGGAGGTAGTTGTCCACGTCAACCTGGCCGATGATCCGCCTGAGCTCCTCGGAGAGCTTGGTGAACGTCGCGGCAGACTCTGCGAGCGTGCCGTTGACAGCGTAGAACGCCGCGCTGCCGAGATCGTTCTCCCGGTTGTACTCGTACGCCTTCCCGTTGAACGGCTTGAACGGGACCACGTCAAAGACCTCGTCGCTCGTCACGACGTTTTCAATGACGCCTGCCTGCAGCGCAGGCAGTGAGAGCTTCTCTGCTTCCGTTTTCAGAAGCGCCATCGTCTAAGTCCTTCCATTGGCCCCTACGGAAGCACAGCTTTTCAGCCGTTACGTGCTTCCGCGTGCAGCCTGTCCATCCTTGAGTCCCGCGGCGATCTTGTCGGTGGAGGACATGTTGGCCATGTTCTTGCCGCCGACTTCGACCCCGCCCTGTCGATGGCCAGTGCCCCCGGGCCGCTTCACGATGAAGAGGTTGGCGAACTCATCCTGCCCCTTCATATGCTCGATATACCCGTCGACGGTGAACTTCTTCTCCACCAGTTCTTCGCCGTCCTTCACCTTTGCGGTGATGGAGGTTTCGAACGAGTCGGTCGGGTTCCCCTTATCGTCCAGCGCAGGGCTGACCTTGATCAGAGGAGAAACGAGCGCAACAAGCTGGCTTGCGCTGTACGCGTCATGCTTCGACGCAGCGGCAAGTATCGCAGACTCCTTCTCGCGCGTTTCATATCGGGACTTCCACGTGTCACGTTCCTGAGACAGACCATCTAGTTCGACCTTGTGCTTCTCGTCTGCACGACGCTTCTCCGCTTCGGCCTTTTCGCGCTCGGTGAGAAGTTCGGCCTGCAGCGTCTTTGCCCTGTCGTCCAGAGCGGCGCGCTGCTTCTCGGTCAGATCCTTGTCCTCCTTGAGCTTGTTGACGTCATCAAGCTGCTTCTGGATCTGCTCCTTGTACTTCGCCTCCATCTTCTCCTTCTCGCGCTTGACGATTGCGTTGACCTGGGTCTGATCGAAGGTCTTGCCGCTGCTTCCGCCACCAGAAGCGCCGCCGTCGCCTCCACCGGTTCCTCCGTCACCGCTACCGTCACCGCCTCCGGTTCCACCAGCACCACTGCCCGCGCCGCCGTCTCCGCCAGCATCTTCCAGATGACGGAAGCGGCGGACCGGGTTGAACGACGACAGGCTGCGGTGCTGATTCCAGGAGACGTACCTCTGTCCTGCGACACGGCCGAAACGAATCATGCTTGGGGGCATTGCTGGCCCCTTTCTACATTGAGACTCCCTCCGTTTCCGCCCGGAGGTAGGGCTGGGTGTCGGGAACGCCCCGACTAGACTCGCGACAAATCGACTGCCTCGTCCGCGATCCAGGGCGCTAGCATCCGCGCCGCGGTCGGACTTGGCAAACCAAGATTGTCGTCGAAGAGCGCCATTCTACCTCTACCGTCCGCATAGGACTGGGACGCATCGCCGACTCTCTTGGACTTGATGCCTAGATTCTGAGACAGCTGCTCGAGGCTCTTGTTCTCCAGCAGCGCAATTGCGATCTCGCAGCATGCATCCTGGACGGCCGCCGGGACGTCGCCCGAACCATCCGCGCAGCCTTCGTCGACAGTCCGGGGGAACTCCCGCTCCTGCGTGTCATCGCACTTCTCATCAACGAGCGGGAGAAGGTCGATCGACCTGGTCGACTGCTTGAGCGCTGCGAGCTTGTCGCCCGCGCTGGCTCCCGTCCAGGCCGTGGTGTTCAGACGTTCCGCGAAGTATGCGTCCGCGTAGGTGACGTCCGCGTACGGCGTGATCGCTGCATAGGCCATTACTCTACTCCTTCTGCCGGCCTCTCCTGCGGCTCGTCATATTCATCTCGATATTGCCTGGAAAGGCTCGCATCTTCGCGTTCGATCGTCGTCTTCTTTGGAACACGTATCCCGCGGGATGCCGCCTCGCTTTTCCAGAATGAACTCTTCGCATGCAGAGAAGCCATCCTCCTGACGAGTTCCCTATCGGTATACGGCTGGAAGAATGGATCGACCATCTCCTGCAGCGATGTTCCCTGGTTGAGGAAGGCTTCCCGCTTCAGCACCGAGCCGAGGATATCCCTCTGGACCTGCGCCGGCTGGCGCCGGATGTACGCAGCGGCTTCCGCCCTGGAGGATATGAACTTGTCCTCGTAGGAGCCATCCGCTTTGTATTCCTTCACGCGCTGCGTGTCCTTGTCCATCATGGACTGAATCTCAGGATCACGGAACACGCCGATGAGCAGTGAGCGGCAATTCCAATGTGCCGGGGGCCCGGGGGGCTTGGACCCCAAGGGATAGAACGTGCCGCTCAGTACCATGCATGTGAGGCTGGTCCGGTCGTCGAAAGTCGTCGACCATTCGTAGCCGATGAAGATCTCCGGATTGGCGTCGTAGACGGACTTGTGGGCTTCGTTGTAGATCGCGTTGAGGTTGGTGCGTGCGATCCTCTGCGCGGAAGCACGGGATATGTCGAGTCCTTCGGCAAGCTTCGCGATCGTTTCCTGTTCGGATTCTCCTGACAGCACAGCGGAGACAAGCGTCTTCTGGACTTGTTCTGCAGTCCCGGCCTGGACGCCTTTCCACTTGCTTGCATCGCTGATGCCGAGAACCGGACGCGTCACTGCGGCTTGTGCGGCTTCCGGGAAGGCCTGCGTGAAGGAAACGCCGATGCCAAGATCCGGTCCTCCGGGGAGCGTTTGCGATGCGATCGCGATATCGTTGGCTGCGGTCTGAAAGGCGCCTTTCTTGATTGATAGCAGCGAAGCATCCGCTCGCGCGAGGCCGGCGGCATACAGCTCGTCGACTTCTTTCACCACACCTCTGGCACGATCGACAGCTGCTGCGCTCGGGACATATGCGCCTTCAGCTACATGAGCCGCCATACCAGCTTCGATGACGCGGAGCGCTTCCTGCTTGACCCGGTCCATCTCGTGGCCGATCAGCTCGGCGCCGGCGTCCTCGATCGGCCGGAATGCATCGTGGCGCTCCACGAGCATTTCGAGGAAGGTAGGTTTTGTGGCGGCCAGAACCATGTTACGCCGATCCCTCGCCTCTCGCTCCGCTCATCGTGTCAGCGGCTTTCTGCTTTTCCTGAAGGGCCTTTTCGGCCTCGCCTTCAGCGTAGCCACGCATCAGACTGGCAGTCTCGTTCGATACCAGGCCGAGCGCATTGTCGCGGCCGATGATATCGGCGCGTTCTTTGTCGTCGTCGATGAACTCCATCGTCCGGATATCTGACTGTACGCGCTCCAGCTCTTCTGGAGTCGTGACTGGCTTGAGCAGGATCTCGGCCACTCGAGCATCGACGATCTTCCGATACTCCGCAGAGCGGACCTTCGAGCGAAGAGCGCTCATCTTCTCGGCCTCATCGATCCGTTCATCCTGCGTCTTCAGCGTGTAGTTCGCAGGATAGGTGATCACGACGCGCTTTTCGTTCTCACCATTCATCATATGCCAGAGTTCGGCCATATCGCGTTCACCAGCCTCGAGCGCGCGGCCTATGTATGCGAGGCCGGCTTCTTCGCCGACACGATCTGCCATCTTGCTGGCGCCAGATTGCTCGACAGCTTTCGCCGACAAACTTACGAGAGCGAGGTCCACCAGGACTCGGATGTCCTTGACCAAGCTGTCCTGCTTCTCCATCGACGCCTTGAGGTTGTCGACCCCTGGCGCAATGAAGTCAGGCCGTTCACTGCCTTCCCGATAGATCAGGCCTTTGGCAATGCCAACGCGCCGCTGCCGGGAGTTTGGATCGGTTCCGGACTCTCGATTCTGGAGGCTGTCCTCCGTTGCGCCGGCGCCTTCCTGGCTGGCTTTTGTTCCTCGAGGGCGGATGCCGGCCGTGGCTTTGGGAACCTGCTCGGTGTAGATCGGGAAGTTGCCGCGCCAAAGGAAGTCCATGTCGGTCGAGGCCAGGTTGAGCAATGCGATCTGATGTTCCGCTATCTCGCCCATCAGCGAAGCGACGAGCCGGAACTCGACGATCGGTATGCGCTCAATGGGCAGGACGCGGGTTTCCTCGACTAGCTTCCCACCCTTGTCCATTGTCTTCACGAAGACACCAGGGCCGACAAGGCTCAGCCCATCGGGGTCGTCGACAGGGCCTGCCGGAACGAGGCGCATGTATCGGAAGATCTGCTCTACGCCATATGCGAGTCCGCTTCCTGCATCCACCAGCTCCCTCTGCAACTCCATCAGGACCGCGGTGAAATTGCCATCGATGTCGTAGGCCCAACTGAGCATGTTCTCTGCGTTCAGAGCGTAGTAATACGGCGCGCCGGCATCTTCGGCCCGAGTCACGCCAGGGACTCCAAGCGCCGGTGCGTCTACGACGACGAAGCGCTTACCTTGCGTGAGTAGCAGAGGAATGATGTCGAGGATAACGAATGAGTTGATCGAGCGATTCTGACCGTCTACATTCGTCGCCATCAGGTTGTTGTACATATCCGAACCGTTGCGCGTGACTTCCGGGATCCGTACAGCAAGTGCGTTTCGAACGATGTTGATTGCGCTCCTGGCGTGCGCCGGGATGTATGTGATCTTCTTCCGGAGTGCGAAGTCGTCCCAGGTCTCGCGCTTTGAGTAGCGCTCGAGGTAGTTGTCCCGGAACTCGAGACCGCCCTGATAGCAGTGCCTCCACTTCACCCACTCGGAATACATGGCGTTGTATTCGGGATGACGGACGCCGACGAGGGCGATCGGTTGCTCTGGCATTATCTTCTCGCCTTCACAGTGGCCGGATCAACGAACCACAAGCCGCGCTCACGAACCACTGATACGTAGAAGTTCACGACGACCATGTTGAGGACGGCTTCCTTCAGGAGATATTGTATGGTCGTCGAGGATTCGTTGACGACCTCGAGATGAACATTCTGTGGCATGAGCAGCTTGTAGCCGCCGAGAATTGCTTGGAGCCCGCGGACGCAGTCGGCTTCTGACATCCGTTCCGATGTGCGACTAATAGTCGCCATCGTACCCCAACGCTGATCTTCCCAGGCTTTCAACCAGGTGGCGCAGACAACTTCAGGTTTGACGTCGACGCTCACTACTGCAGAAGGATTGCCGCTTGTCTCTGCCATGCTCTGTCTCCCGATGCCCTTCTATATCACGTTCTGGACCAGCCTATCAACTGTACGAAGTCGTGAAATTCACATTTGTCGTGGGGGCACATCAGAGAAGGCGTTACACGACCAATCTCGTCGATTTCATGACCGGCCAGCGATGAGATTTTTCCGCACTTGGGACATGAGATGACGGCGGTTTTGCGTCCGCCAGTGTTCGAGCGCTGCCAACGAGACTTTGGCAGACCGGCTTTGGGATTCAGGTTCATCAGAAGACGAAGCACACCATTCTCCTAGTACGGGTTCTCGGTCTCTGGTCGTCCTGCATCGACGAGCAACTGATCGGCCCGGCGCACAGCCATCTCGAGTGCGTCAGGTCCGTCGTCGAAGTCACCATTCGGGACGTCCATCAGCTGCATCCGAAGCATGATCGCTCCCGGTGAGCCGCGCCTGAATCGTATTCGTCTGCGTGAGATGTACGGGCCCAGTCTTCGAATTCTCGCGATCTTGTTGACCCCGCCGGTCTGTATGCCTTCGACGGGGACCAAGAGACCGCTCTTTGCGGCTCGCGCTTCGATCTCTGGTAGAAGCAGTTCCTGGAACTGCACGTCTTCGACAACAGCAACGTCAGGCCGGAACTCTTTCGAGATGTCGTTGAATTGGTCGACCATCCCGTAGAGACCTCGGCGGTTTATGTCTGCATCGCAGTATAGGACGCCATCAGCCCCTACCACAAGAGATATTATTGCCTGATAGTCACCTGGTTTGTCCTGGCGGCCCTTGGACGGGTCTAGAGCCATAACGGCACATTGGGAATCTTCGGGGAAGTCGTCAAACCAAACGTCTTCGCCTTCGAAGAGCATCGGATCCCACTCGCACTTGCTCGGGTCGATCGGGTTGTTTTGCTTCTCAGACTCGAATGACGTGTGGCCTTCTGAGGCGCGCATGAACATCAGCGTGTAGAGGTCTTCCCGGTCTGGCCACAGGACCTCTGCGCCTGCGTCCATTTCATCCTTGTGTGCCTCGTAAAAGGCGCGTGCCTTCTTTGCAGATTGCTCGGCGTGCATCGGATCGGAATTGAGGATCTTCTCCCACTCGCCCCACATGTCCATTCGGTCAGGCCATTGGATGATCGACTTGTATCGCGTCTTTTTCCAGCCAGGTAGACGTCCGCAGTGTGCGACAAGGCAGTCGCGGTGTATGACTGTGCCGGCTATGAATATGTTCGTCCCAGGTGCGCCGGCTTTGAACACGCCCTTTGTGGCCCAATCTCGGATCGTCGTTCGAATCTTGACCGAGTATGCGGCATCATCGCCTTCCGGATCGTCGATGATCAGCAATGTCGGACGAGCGGCAGCCTTCTTCCGGCCTCTGATCTTCTGGCCGGCGCCGAGGCCTTCGACGCGGATCCCGTTATTGGTCAGGATGCCGTCGTTGTTCCACTCCGGGCCGGCGCCGCAGACAGCGGGATAGACCTCGGCCAAGGCCTCGTTGTATTCGAGTTCCTCGCGGATTGCCTTCAGATACTTCACGGCCTGGTCGTATGTTTCCGCCAGCAGGATGATGTACTGCTCTGTCGCATGGCAGATCGACCAGAGAGGAT